TCAAAGGTTACAGTAATATCTGTACCTGAAGTGCCATCCCCTAGTGTTAAACTTGTACCTAGCAGTTTAGTAACCTTACCACCTTCTGCAGTTGTACCGTCATGGGTATGCCCTGATGTGCTAAAGGCTGTTACGATAGCGTCAAACTCACCATCTAAGTCTGTAGCGTCAATAACTTTACCGTTAGCTATATTGCCTGATGTATCGTTTCTTACGTAACCTGTTCCCATTATCTTGTTCCTTTATAGTCTATCATTAACAGCGTATTCAATAACTGCTGTGTCTAATGTAAAAGATGGATTAGTACTACTGTCTTCTATACTAATTGCTAAGTTTCTTCCTGATCCCACTAACTGCCTAGAAAATTCTCTTTGCATTTCTGAGCCGTACCTTGGTGCTGTGCTAGAAGTAGAAGAAGATGTTGTGTAAATATAATTCTCATCTCCATAGATAGCAACAGAAGCAGTACCACTTAATTGTATAGTAGGAGAAATAACTGGTGGTTGTACCGCACCCGGTAAGTTTTGGTCTAATATAATCTTACTTGTGGTTGTAAACGCCCCTTCAGGATCTATGTATAACGCCATTTTGTAAAAAGTTTTTCGTTGTTGTGGATCATTAATAGGCATATACGGAGATATAAATATAGAATCAATATTACTTTTTCCTACTACTCCTGCTGTTACTGCACCTGCTGTTGCTCCATTAGTTGTTATAGAAGCAATTGTTTTAAATGCATTTGTACTTATAGTTGTACCTGCATTTGATCCTGTTATATTTTCTGTTAATGAAGTACTTCCATCTGACGTACCGACAATAGCAAAGTTTCTACTTGAATCATTACCTGCACTTTTAATACTAACAAACTTAGGTGTATTTAAAGAAACTGCCCCACTTGAAGCTAATGCCCCATTGATTGTCATTGTAGTTGCACTGCCTACAGATTGACTTGCGGCTATACCGTCATTATCGTCATCATCTGCAGACTGCCTATAGTTTACTATTACCGATCCTTCTTTTTCCATTTGATAAATGTAGCCATCATCATTGGCAAAAAGCACAACTTCATTTGCCCCTAAGTACCTAGAGTCTCCAGAGTATATTTCAAATCCTTTAAGAGTAGCCCATTGAAATCCTTCTGATCCTTGTGATGAAAACTTAGTAGCTAGTATACCTGCTGCAGAATCTGTAGAAATTGTACTACTTTTATATCCAAATATTCTATACTGACTTTTTTCTCTTAGTGTTAAACTATGAAAGTTATTATTACCTGTAATAAAATTGTTAAATGTATTTTTAATAGTATTAGAAGGAACATTCAAATTAAAGTCACCGATACGCTCTGTAGCAGATAGGAGTCTAAGTCCATCAGGTGAGAGAAACATAATGTCACCACCAATTTCCTGAATGCTATCGTCTTCAGTACAACCTATATCTCCTGTAACTGGTTGTAAAGTAAAGGCTTCTCTGTGATCACCTGTTAGCCTACTAATAGAACTTGCTGTAAAAATCATTAGCTGTTCACGAAAAACAATTAACCCAGTAATCGTACCACCAACATCAATAACACCTGCACCATTTGCTGTAGTAAAATCCGTATACGTTAATGGTGCGCTAAAAATAATGTTCCTACCTTTTGCGTACACTAAATGATTTTTAAAATTAACTACGTGGGTAGCATCTTCTACATCTGCACCTGCACCTGTCGTATTAGAAGTTGATAAAAAAGTAACTGAACCTGCACTATAATGAGCAGGAAAGTTTACACCATCAACAAACATAATTCTATCCGTACCGTCAAAGTTAAAATGTGCAAACCTTACTTTAGTAGATGAAGTTGTAGACCCTGTTGCTAATGCAGAACTACTAATAGAACTTGCAGTAACTTCATAAAATGCTCCCGATCTTATTACAACAGCCGTAGTAGTTGTTGTGTTATTGGTAACTGCTACACCTTGCATAACACCACTACCTGCTATAAGATCACTATTAAATTTAGAGTAGCCCAATACTTTTTTATATCCACCTGAAATACTAGGTTCAAAGTTTTGTAATACTGTTGCTGAACCTACAGCTTGAATACCTTGCTGTAAGGGAGTTAGATTAGCTACAAGGCCACCTTTAAATTCAATTGGAAATGTCTGCCACTCTGTTGCCATTAAGAAACTCTTAGTACATTATTTGAGATACTGCCTTGTTCAATAGCAGTAGATCTGATGTATTCATATCTATTGATATAAAGAGAACGCATGTGCTTAATACCTGTTTGGAATTTCTGTTGTGATAGTTGGGCATTCTGTACATCACCTCTAAACTGATAGGCATAGTACATAGCTCCTTCTACTATTACGTATTTAAACTCTTTAGGTATGTTAGGTACATCGTTATAAAGTTCTAGATCAATAGGATTTCTGTAGTACTCATAGACTAACTCATAAGCTTTGTCTGGGGTAGGAATAATAATAAACTCATCACTAGGCGCACGAATAATAAATCTAGGCACACCTCTTAGAGTACTGCTTGTGTTATACTCATAATCAATATGTTTATTAAGATACTCTTGATAGTCCATTGCTTTTAATTTAATGGTAGCAATATTAAGAGTATCATTTCTTTTTAATCTAAAGCTATCTATGTTTATAGACTTAGCATCTTCTGGATAACTGTATCTTGTGATACCTACTGCTAGTGTCTCTTCTTCTTCTATATGATTAAAAGGCCAACCAAACTCTTCCTGTTGTATGTGTCTAATAGAAGCATTAACAACATCTTTAGCTGTATTGTAAAAGCCAGTGGCAGCTACAAAAGCAGCAGAAGTATTTGTGATTTCTACCTCGTTGAGTCTTCTGTTGACTTCATTTACTAATCCAATAAAATTATAAGCCATTAGTTTTCCTTAATTTTTAATTTGACACTTCTTTCGGAAGTTAAGTTTGAACTGTCTGTTATTCTGCAGATGACCTTATAGGTCTTATTGTTTGTACCCCCACTAAATCTTATCGTAGCAACTGTGTTTGTATTAGAGATAGTATTAGCAGGAACAGTCAGCCCATTAACTGTTACCTGTACGGATGCAATAATAGGTACTTCTCCACCTGTAACTGTTGCACCTGAAGCATGAGCAGCTGCAGTAGTAGAGTCAGCACCCCTAGTAACTGTTACAGTATTACTACTGATACCACCTGAATCATACTCTAGGATCTCACTGCCAATCTTTAACTGTGTGTCATTTGTATTGGTAGTAAATATACTAGCATCAGTCAGCGTTATACTGGTTGCTGAAGCCGTAGCTGCAGCTGATAGGGTAGTACTCTGGTCATCCACAACAAGCCACTGTACGGAGCTTATAGTGGCACTGCCAAGGTATCTAGACCAATCTATACTATAGTCTAGGGTTTCATCTGGATCTTTGTTGGGCCATCTAAAGGACATGTTACGCTACCTTATATGTTTTATTATAGAGATTGTCTCTTTCGGGTATATATACCATTCTACTTTGTTCTGCGATATATATAACATTATTTTCACTTAGTCTTCTTGGTATTGCTACCACTCTAGGTTGTTCTGTTATGTGGACAACAGTATTAGCATTAGCTTTTTGTGGTACATAGACAGTTCTTTCTATTGCAACTGTTGTGTCTATGCTTGATGTTGTGCTTACTGTTACTGCACCTGCAGTTGATGTAGCAGATACGGTAGAGATGGTTAGGTTACAGTCTGCTGTTACACTTAAAGAACCTAGGGAAGTACTGGCTGAAGCTCCCGATACAATAAACAGTATGTCTGCATCTGATTCACCAAAGGCGTTACTAGAGAATGCAGATAGGGTAAACATTTAGCCTCCTTTACCCACAATATAAAACACAAGGCACAAGTTTAACACCTGTACCACTATTCCCAATCGTTACTTTACCTATTGTCTTACTTCTAATAATGTCATCTGATTGTACTTTAGCAGTGCCATCACCATTACTTTCAAGTAAGTCACCACCCTCACAAGCACCTGTTACTTTAACAGAGCCAATACCCACTGATGCTACTAAGGGTTTACCATTATCATCATACCTTTGAAGTACGCCATAAACTCTTTTATCACCTTCTGTATCTGAAACTTTAATTTTTGCATGGTCTGCTCTTGTTTTACCTTTCTTTGGATGTTCTTCTGTTTCACCCTCTACATCTTTTTGAGTATCAGGATAAACATCAAGTTCATCTATTGTGCTACAAATAGTTCCAATAGCCACATTACTTGCAATACCTGATGTTTCATGTAGGCCAGAAAAACCATTATAAGATACGGTAGAGCCACTGACTGAGATTGTTCCTTCTTTACTACCTGCTTGATAAAAATCAACAAGATCCCCATCGGAAGCCAATCTGTTAATTAATAAAACTCTATCGCCACTTGCAGTACCAACAATCCTTCCATCATTTAAAAGCTCTATTCCTACACTATCTAATGCCGAACTAGATTTTACAATAAAAATATGACCAGAACTTTCTATCCTCATTCGTTCTGTAGGATTATCACCTGCTGCACCACCATTAGTAGAAATGGTGAAAACACCTTTTTGATCATCTGCTGTTCCATCGTGGAAAGCACCTATTCTCGCTAAAGTGCTAACTTCCCCACCACTCTGAGTACCTTCAAATCTAATGTAACCCCATCTATAAGTACTTCCATCACTAGCTGAAGTATTTCTTATAGCCAGATAGTTTGAATTGTCTACCCCTGCTATCGTTAATCTGGAATTAGCAGCCATAGTAGTCGTGCCAATACCGACATTACCAGAACTATCTATTTTCATAGCATTTACCCAAGTAATATCAGCCCCTGCTGAACCTGATGCTGCTACTCTAAACACATGATTGCCATCATCCTGATAATAGTTGGCAGCTTCATTATCTGCTATATACTCCCATGAATTATCAGTATCAAGAATGGCATTTTGACTAATACTAACATGAGCATTTCCAGTACTAGCCAGAACAGAAGCCCCAGAGCCAAGCTGTAAATTAACATAACCAGATTGCACAGACAAAGGAGTAGTACCAATACCAACATTCCCAGAGCTGTCTATCCTCATGCGCTCATTGTTACCACCTGTTCCAAATATAAGAGCATCTGATGTGGCAGTATGCATAATAAACTCATTAGAAGTAGCGTTACGAAATGTTAAACCTCCAGAGTTTGGCCCACTAAATCGTGCTACATCATTAGCTGCACTAGATCCATCTACATCAAGGATCATGCTTGGGCTACCTGTACCAATCCCCACATAGCCATCACTACCTTGAACAAACAAAGCATTGGTTACAGTATCACTCTCAACACGAAAGTCTAAATCTCTATGGTCATCATTAAAAATTGTTTCTGTTGGAGCAAAAGTAAGGGAAGATCTAACAGTGCCATCCCTCATGTGGAAGAAGTGTACAGTAGCATCCTCACTTCCATCACTCACATCCGTAGCATCTGTCCTTATTTGAAAGTAATCTACATCTTGAGAATTGTCATTTCTTCCTACAAAAGTAAATTCTCCTGTAGCATCACCATCAGCAGGGCTAGAAGAGTTACGATAAAGTTTTAAGCGTGGGCCTTGCAAAGCATCAGCATCAGTACTGGTTAAAATTAACTGAAACTCTTGACCAGTAGTAGAAATAGTTGCTCCTGCGGAAGATGTAATTGCACCATCCACATTTAGCGTACTGTCAAGATCTGTTGCACCTGTTACATTAAACGTACCATTGTTTACCTTAACATTACCCTCAAGCGTACCACCAAAGAGACTGAAGGTGTCATACACAATTACATCCACAACATCACTAGCGACAGTAGCAGCAAGGCTACCAATAGTATTAGCTGTGGTTGTTACATAGTCCACTCCTGCTTTCAGCATAACCCCATTGAGGTAAACATCCACGTAGTTACCATCAGTAAACGTCATGGTAGACCCATTGGCATCAGCACCAGAGAGACTAGTTGTACCTGCGTTAGGGGTAAACTGGTATCTGGCTCTTACACCTTGGGATGGAGTTTTACCTAAATAGGGCATGTGTTATCCTGTAAATGCGTCTGCGTCAGTAATAGCTTTATCTATGACTGTGAAGCTTTCATCAGTCCAATCGGTTAAAGTCTTCTGATGCTTCAGATAGCTAACACTACGAGCCACTCTAGCTTTCTTTTCGTCATGGGTCATGTTATGCCCATAGTCTGCATCAGTAGCGTCACTGCCTTTAGCGTGTGTGGCAATCACCGAATTAATCGTATCTGCCCCATCTAAACAAGCTTTGTGTGCCTGTGCTATTGTTTCTGCTGTTCTTGTTTCTGCCATGTTATGATCCTTTTAATTTAGTTACTTCGGCTGATAGTTCTTGAATTGCCTTAACAAGCATTGGTATTAATGCTGAAGGAGCTACTCTCTGTCTACCGTCAACCCCTTCTTCTTTCCACATATCAAAGCCTTCTTTAATATCATATTTATCTATTGCTTCTTTAACCTCTTGAGCAATAAAGCCATGATTGTGTTTCCCATTCATAACTCTTTCTTCAGAATCGGGATCATGTCCTTTTATTTCGGAAGGTAGATCCTTTGCCTTTTTCCACAGAAAAGTAACTGGTCTTAATTCATTAATAAAATCCAATCCTACTTTCTCATCTTGAATATCTTCTTTAAGCCTTATATCAGAAGGTGCAGTAATGCTTGTTGCTCCAAAATCAATATTACTATCTGTGTGAGCTTTACCAAAAGTTAGACTCGTATCACTTGCACCTACACATTCAAAACCTAAAACAACTTGTGCATCTGCATCACTTGCACTTGTAATAGCCTTGTGTCCAATAAGTACGTTATTATTTCCAGTAGTAAGATTAGTAGTAATTGAACCAGTATCGCCACCAATACAGATATTATAACTTCCAGTTGTAATTAAATCCCCTGCATTTGTACCTATACAGACATTAGCCGATCCTGAAGTAAGACCAAACCCTGCAACATAACCGACACAAGTGTTAGAACTACCTGTTGAAGCTGCATTTGCTGGCCCTGCTTCATAACCCACAAACACGTTAGCTTGGCCTGTTGTAAGTTCGTAACCTGCGCCAAAGCCTACAGCAACATTATAACCGATTGCACTACTTTCACCTGCTCTATTTTGTGAAAACAATGCATTATTCCCAAGAGCCACATTTCTTTGACCTACAGTGTCTGTAGTTAAAGCAGATGCCCCCACCGCTACGTTATTAGCACCACTAGTTAAGGCATCTCCTACTAGACTACCCACTAAAGTATTTGCTGTACCTGTTGTGACTGCTAGACCTGCATGGTATCCTACTGCTGTATTATGACTATCTGTTGCTGAACCATAGCTTTGGTTTCCTAAAGTATAGTATCCAAGAGCAGTAGATTTACTCCCATTAACATCAGTACTTAAAGCATAAGTGCCTAAAGCTGTATTAAAATCAACATCTGTAAGTGCTGTACCTGAACTTCTGCCTATTAAAACGTTATTAATACCTGTTGTAAGTTCTCTACCTGCTATGTTTCCAATAGCTACATTATTCCCATCAGCCCCTGCATTTAAGTCTCTTAATGCTTCATAACCTACGGCTGTATTGTTAGAATGACCATCTTCAGTAGATAACGCTCCTTTACCTACTGCCGTACTATAGCCCCCAGATGTTAAAGCATC